CTATTAATATAGGTATTACTGTAAGATCAAATGTAGTTTTGCGAGACGGTCCTATCACATTTGATAATGATGTGTATTATTCTACGGATCAAATACTTGATCCTGGCGATACACTTATAACTAGAATTCCACTAACGATTGCACAAAATAACTATTATGTGCAGACTACTTATCAATTTACCATACCTCAAGGTATATCCGGTGATTTGTATATAACAGTTTATGCTGATGCCGAAGATGTTGTAAATCCTGAAGGAGACGTTGATAATATTGGATTCTCTAAAGTGTTTGTAATTGGTACACCGGCTCCCCCTAATGGATTAAACTTAGCCGTTGAAATATTAGATGTAGCATTTGATGCTAATGGAGATCTTATAGCATCTTGTCTTTTTGAAAACAGAGGTGCCGATGAAATAACAAGTTTTTCGATATCAAAAGGTTTTGTGGGTAAGGAATTCTATACACATACATTAAATAGGGCCATAACATCTCAGAATATATTCTTATATGATTTTAAGATAAACAACATTCCACCGTATGCCGAATGGAGTACATCACCATATAGAGTTGAAATTCTTAGTGTAAATGGTGGCCCTGATGATGTTTTAGCAGATAATGTGTATGAGATGTATATTAACCAAGGTGGTATTGGCCCACAACCATAAACTATAAAAGTGATGAAAAAGGTTTTAAGATATCTTCAGATGTATGATGGGGTATGGAGTGTTCCTCTGGCATTCCTGGCATTTTTTCTAGCAGGTAGATATGGCTACGAATATTTTGGTGATGCGCTGATTTCTACAGAGTACATTCAGATAGTATTTATGGCTGCATTGATCCTGATCTTTGCAAACTTTGTTGTATTCCTTGGGATCAACTTTAACTTTAGAAGTCTGCAGAGATACTTCTATTCTACTGAAATTAAAGAACAGATTAAAAATGAACTAACTGTATGGCAAAGAATAAAGTTATATCTATTTGTTTACTTTTCTTTCTTAGTGTTGTTCCTCTTTATAGCGTGGCTACTAATGACGGTTACTGTGTCAGAGTTACCGCCAACTCTTATGTCGGAGTAAGAGAGAAAGGTGGCAACAATAGAGGGTTTACCGATAAGGAATTAAAGAACATGATGGCAGAAGTTGGGTGGAAACCCGGCTATGCATGGTGTTCTTTTTTTGTTAGAGCTATACTAGATGCTTGTAATATACCAAATACTGTAACAGGTTGGTCTCCAACAGCTTATAACAAGAATGATGTAATATTTACTAATGGTAGATTTTACCAAGAGTTTAAACCAGGAGATGTAATGGTAATGACTTTGTCCTACCAGAAGTTTAAAAATACAGGTAGGTATAAAGCCATAGGCCACACAGGTATAGTAGATGCTATAGGTCAGTATTCTGTAAGAACAATAGAAGGTAACACTAATGATAGTGGTTCTAGAGATTCAAGAGGTGGTGATGGGGTATATGTAAAAATCAGACCGTTAAATAAAAACCTACATATAACAAGATGGAAAAAAAGAAGACAAGACTAATTATCTATAGCTCAAGTATCATTTTGCTTTTGATTGCTATAGCTGTTACAGTTAAAACCTGTAAGAAAAAACCTGCAGAAAACCCAGCAGTTACAAGACTAGAGACAATCAATGATAGTCTATTTAAAGTAATAGATAAAAATACAAAAGCAGCTAATGAGTTGTATCTTAAACTTGACTCTTTAAACTTCCGCTCAGACACAATCATAGAAAGACAGTATACAGTAAACAAATACTACAAAGATGAGATATACAATATTCTTAATTCTGATGACCCTACTGCAAATAAACAGTTTAGGTCAACGCTCCAAAAGTCAGACTCCCTCCTCAAATCCGGCTTTTACACCAAAACTTACGACCTACGACCTGCAGCTAATGAACCTAAACTTCACTAGCATGATGTACTGGTACAATACATCTATGGAAATAGATAGCTTGTATCAGCTAGAGAAACTTAAAGTTCATTACTATTCTAAGATTACAGGCATTCAGGCAAATAGCTATGAGCTATTGCAAGAAATCTATGACAATAAGCAAGCTATTGAAAAGGCTATTGGTGTAGAAAAAGAGATGCAGATCAAAGATCTCAAAAAGAAAAACAGAAAACTTATAGTCCAAAATGTAGGTTTAACTATAGGTGTAGCAGGGCTCACATTTAGTACAATTTATTTTGCGTTATTATGATTTTTCTTACTATATTATAGTATATATATGTTTATATTTTCATGGAACCAAGTACAGTATTCTTTGAGACAAGGGATGTAATTACTATCATAGTTGGGGTGGCATCACTGTCTGGTCTCTATTACACACTCAAGAGGTCTGTAGATAGACTGAGTACTAACTTTACCAATATGCAAGACAACCACTCCCGGGATATGGCTAGCTTAAACCAGTCCTTAAAAGAGACTAAAGAAGACTTTAGTAAGAAAGAGCAGAATATCTACACCAGAATAGGTGAACTAAGGGAGGAACAAAAGTCTGCAAATGAAAGACTTGACATCAAAATTGACGCTATATCCTCCTCAGTAAATTCAATGAATGCAGCGCTAGCTGAACTTACAGGATATTTAAAAGGCAAAAAAGATTGAGTTGTTATACTCTGTGTTGTGTTTTGTTATTTTGTTATAAGGAGTGAGCCTGGAAAAGTCCAGGCTTCTCTTTTTCTATAAGTTAAATTTTGGAAGTTTAAACTTCTGTGGTATATTTGTGTCTGTAATTAAATTTAACAAAATGGAAAATGTATTCACAGAAGAAACACTTGATCAAGGTGTACAACTCACTCCTGAGGAAGTTGCTACTAGAAAACAAGAAATGCTGGACTTCTATAAAGAACAAATAGAGTTCATGAAAGTACAGCATGAGTTTGAAAAGCTGTCTGCAGACATTGAGGATGAAAGACTCCGTAGAATGGTAGCAATGATTCGTCAAGCTCAACTTCAATCTCCACCTTCTGAAGAAGAGGAAGCGGATCAACCATCTGCTCCTAAGAAGAGAAGCCTCAAAACCAATTAATGCTAAGCTAAACCAACAATGGCAATCGTTAATCAAGTACAGAAAAGGATAAGAATGGATATCTGGAGCATAACTAAGTTTCAGATATCTGTTCATTGTCAGCTTGCTGATATTCCTGTATCTGGTCTTGATCTTAATTGCTTAACCTTTTTAGCATTAACAGGGGAGAGAGAACTTACAGAGTTTTGTGAGGCTGCTGTCCAGAAAGAAATTTTTGGCAGCAGCCAATCTGTAAGGAATGCTTTGGCAAAAGCTGAGAAAAGAAATCTAATAGTTAAACTGGGAAAGAGCAAGAAGAAGATTAAGATTAATCCAGAGCTTAAAGTTCAGACAGATGGTAATATTCTCCTAGACTATAAAATTGTAAGAGTTGAACCCAAAGAAGTCTAAAACAGTACTCAATGACCTACACTATGAACTAGGTCTGGAAGAAAATCTGGTAAATGACATACTAGATTTTTACTGGCAGTATGTAAGAAAGACAATTGTAACTGCCGCACATCCTAGGATAAACATTGAAAACCTAGGCATATTTCAAGTAAAGTACAAGGCTTTAGACAAAACTATTACTAAATATGAGAACGCCATCAATAAACTAGGTACCGAAAACTTTAATAAGTATGCTAAGTATGATAACATGAAATCTAGATTAGAGATCTTACTAAAGTTAAAGGAAGAAATGCAGTCAGAAAAGCAAAGAAAATATCATATTAAATCTAATAAATATGGCGACATTACTAGAGGTTTGGAAGAAAAAGGGAAAGATTCTTGAGGGTATCAAGTATTCCTTTTTTAAGAATAAACATGTTGAAGAAGTGGCGGAAGCAAGGGACAAGATATGTCAAGAATGCCCTAATATTGACAGAAGCGGTGACAAGTGTTTTGCTCCCGGAACTCAGCCCTGTTGTGGGCTATGTGGTTGTTCACTCCAGTTTTTACAAAGGTCTTTATCTTCAGAATGTGAGGCAGGTAAATGGAAGGCTATACTTACTGAAGAGGAGGAAGAGGAACTTAATAAAAAACTTGAAGAAGATGCCGGTTAAATTCTTACCACAAGAGCACAAGTATATAAGTGTTGATCCCTCTGAGAATATTCAGTGGACAAGCGTTACAAGTGTAATCTCTAATTTCAAGGAGCATTTTGATGCTGATGCAATAGCTGAGAAGTCCTCCAAGAATAAAAAGAGTAAGTGGTATGGTATGACACCGGAGGCTATAAAAGAAGCTTGGAAGAATGAATCAGATAGGGCTATTACATTAGGCACTTGGTATCACAATCAAAGAGAATCTGATATACTTGACTGCGATACTATTAATAGGGATGGATTTGATTTAAAAATAATTAAGTCTGTAGAAGTTGATGGATTAAAAACAGCCCCTAATCAAAAGCTGCAGGACGGTATTTATCCAGAGCATTTTGTATATCTGAAGTCAGCCGGTGTATGTGGCCAATCTGATAGAGTAGAAGTAGTTAACGGTAGAGTTGATATCTATGACTATAAAACAAACAAAGAGATTAAGAAGGAATCATACAAAAACTGGGAAGGGATATCTAAAAAGATGCTTCATCCAGTATCTCATCTTGATGATTGTAACTATAATCATTATGCTCTTCAGCTTAGTCTATACCTATATATAATCCTAAAACACAACCCAAAGCTAAAGCCGGGCAAACTCTGCCTAGACCATGTCATATTTGAAGATGATGGGTTAGATAATAAGGGTAACAAAATACATAGACTAGATCTAGATGGTCACCCTATTATTAGAAATGTTGAGAGATATGAGTTACCTTATTTAAAAACAGAGGTCATATCTATAATTAACTATCTCAATGATGCTTCAACTAAATCCAATGGTACCCATTAAAAGGGTATCTGATGATATGGAAGGATATGCCTTTCTAGTAATTGACTACAGCCAAGAACATGATCTATTATTTACCTGTGCTATGGATGATGGGGAGATATGGACACTAAGCAATAAAGAACTAAGATTTTGTAAGAATATAAGCCTAGACAGAAAATGATTGTAAGACTATTTGATATACAGAATAATGTGGTTGTTCCAACAGAACACTGCTATACTCTGGTGACTCTTAAGAAGATAATGGATAATCATCCCGATGACTATCTAAAGATCTATCAGTATCTATTTTATATGACCTGCCCTAATCCAGATATCAATCCCTTTTTTAATGTATCTGAGCTGGATAAAGAAGAAATTATACTGCAGGAAATAGATGCTGATTTCTCAACTGATAATAGTGATATCTCAGCAGCCCTTAGATTCTGCTCAGACATGTATGAAACACCAACATCTAGAGCATATAAAGGAATTAAGCAAATGCTTGATAGACTAGGTAGATATATGGAAACAACTGAAATAACTCATGGCCGTGATGGAAACATTAACTCTTTAGTAAATGCAGCAGCAAAATACCAACAAATTCGCGAGAGCTACAAAGGTGCCTTCAAAGACCTCCAAGACGAACAGAAAAGTCAAGTCAGAGGAGGTCAAGGACTTGCCTACGATCAGTTATAATGGAAAGTTCTTTGTAATTGATCTAGAGATATACAATGCTAATATATTGATCAGCATTGAACAAGATGCTGAGGATGTAGTTCTAGCATTGGTGGAGCATGGGGTTATACCATCATTGGAAAGCCCTGCTCTTAAAATGTACCTGGAGCCTTTCATGGATATGAAGTCTACTAATTTGGCAAGAACTGCTATGTATGAGAATGGTGTAATAGCTGTTAGACTTACACACTTCGATGAAAATGATATTGAAAACATGGCAACCCTTGTGCATGAACTATCTCATGTGTGCATGTATACATTTGAAAGAATAGGTATGCCTCACAATGGTGATACTGATGAAGCCTATGGATACCTCATAGGTTTTTTGACAAAGAAGTTCTTTGAGAATATCAGATAACCGCTATCTTTATAGTATGGGCAAGACAAACATTGAAAAGACGCCACCTAAGGGTGACATTAAATTTGCGATCACTCTTTCAGAGGAGCAAAAGAAAGCTAAAGAACTGATTATCAGTACCCCATACAACTTCTTAATAGGGTATGCGGGTAGTGGTAAGACTTTAGTAGCAGTACAAATAGCCTTAGATCTTTACTTTAAAAGGCAGGTCAATAAGATTATTATCACTAGACCTACTGTTTCTACTGAAGATAATGGGTTTCTTCCTGGCTCTGAGAAAGAGAAAATGGAACCCTGGTTGGTTCCGATCAAGTCTAATATGAGAAAAGTCTATGACAAACCGGACATCCTTAATAAGATGGAAGAGGAGGGTCATATTGAACTTGTGTCTCTCAGTCACTTTAGAGGTAGAACATTTGAGAATGCTGTCTGCATTATAGATGAGTTTCAGAACCTAACTAAGGCACAACTTCAGATGTGCGTAGGTAGATTGGGCAAGAACTCAATTATGATTTTTACAGGAGACATGCAGCAGATTGACCTTAAGATAAAAAGTGAGTCTGCTATCCATGATATTCCTAAAATAGAGAAATCACAGTTTGTAAATAAGATAGTTCTTACAGAGAATCATAGACATGAGGCTCTAAATGAAATACTTAAAATGCTGAATGAGTACTGAAATCTACGAACATATTCCTACCTATGAAAATGGAGAGTGGACCTACACAGACTTTGAAAGTAGAAAAGACTTCTATGAATTCTGCAGAGCAATCTTTAAAGAGCCCGGGCAATATGAATTTGATGAAGCATCTAAAGTGTTTAATGAACAGGCACGACTGTTTAATAAAAATGGAGTTTATTGCACAGCACCCTCTGGTACTAAAGACTTTATAAACTACTGGGATACAGAAAAAGAGAAGTGCAGAAAAGGAGTAATCTATAAGTCAGGTACCAAAAATTGGTACATTACTCGGGATTATTACATGTGGTTAAACTTCCTGCCCATCTTTAACAAAGAGACACAGAGGTATGGATTTGCTGATATTAGGGATGCTCAGTATCACATGGCCCTCTATGAAATTTTAGCTGAGTTAGATTATAAGCATTGTGCTATCCTGAAGAAACGTCAGATAGCCAGTTCCTATTTTCACTGTGGTAAAATGATAAATCAGATATGGTTTGAGGAAGGGGTTACTCTAAAGATGGGAGCTAGCCTCAAAGACTATATCAATGAAAAAGGTAGCTGGAAGTTCCTCAATGAATATGAGTCATTCCTAAATAAGCACACAGCTTGGTATAGGCCAATGAACCCTAACAAAACAATGTTCTGGCAGCAGAAGATTGAGATTGCAAACTTTGTAGGAGGACAGAAGAGAAAGACTGAAATAGGTCTTAAAGGTGTAATACAAGCAATGTCTTTTGAGAAAAGCCCTACCACGGGTGTGGGGGGGCCTACTAAATACTTCTTCCATGAGGAAGCTGGTATTGCCCCTAAGATGAATCAGACTTATGAGTATCTAAGACCAGCTCTTAGATCAGGTATGATTACTACCGGTACTTTTATAGCTGCAGGTTCTGTGGGTGATCTTAGTCAATGTGATCCACTTAGAAAACTGATAATGAATCCTGAGGCTAATGATATTTATGCTGTTCCCTCAGATCTTATAGATGATAAAGGCACACTTGGAACAACTGGTTTGTTTATTCCAGAGCAATGGTCAATGCCACCATATGTTGACAAGTTTGGAAACTCCCAGGTTAAAGAAGCTTTAGAAGCTCTTGATGAGCAGTTTGCTACTTGGAAAAAACAACTAGACCCACAGGAGTATCAGCTTCGTATTTCTCAGCACCCTAGAAATGTAAAAGAAGCATTTGATTATAGAACAGTCTCATTGTTTCCGGGCCATCTTGTTACAGCACAAATGCAAAGGATTGAGGATAAAGAATATCCCTATGAGTTCTTGGACATACATAGAGATGCTAAAGGTGAGATAGAAGTAGAGGTAACAAGCAAGCTCCCTATTAGAGAATTCCCAATAACTAAAAACACAGAAGATAAAACTGGTGTTTTGGTAGTATGGGAAAGACCTGAGAAAGATGCTGAGTTTGGGACCTACTATGCATCTGTTGACCCTGTTGGAGAAGGTAAGACAACTACCTCGGAATCACTGTGTTCTATCTATGTGTACAAGAGACCTGTTGAGGTAACTAGGAATAATGGATCAGAGATACAAACATTCATTGAGGCTGATAAAATTGTAGCTGCTTGGTGTGGCAGGTTTGATGATATTAATAAAACACACGAGAGACTAGAACTTATAATTGAATGGTATAATGCCTGGACTATTGTAGAAAATAACATATCTCAGTTTATTAACTACATGATTTACAGGAAGAAGCAAAAGTATTTAGTACCTAGATCACAGATTCTTTTCCTAAAAGATATCGGGGCTAATGCTAATGTTTATCAGGATTACGGGTGGAGAAATACAGGCACCCTCTTTAAAAGTCACATGCTTAGTTATGCCATTGAGTTCTTAAAAGAAGAACTTGATTCAGATGTTAAAACAGACGGTACCATAGTTAGGACAACATATGGTGTTGAAAGAATTCCAGATCCTATGCTATTAAAGGAAATGATGGCATATAGAGATGGTGTAAACGTGGATAGATTGGTTAGCTTTGCTGCACTAGTTGCTTTTGCCAAAGTACAGCAGGCAAATAGAGGATATAAGAAAAGATACGAGGAAACCTCTAATGTAAAAAAGTTGGATAACTCCAATAAATTCAGTAAATTAGTTAGGAGTCCGTTCCGCCATATAGGTGGAGCCGGTTCTGGCTTTGATGGAATGAGAGTTCCCAAACAACCATTTAGAAATTTAAGATAATATGCAAATATATAACGCCCTACAAGCTAAGGCAGGTGCTAAGACAGAGTACAATAAAATGGGTACTCTTAATCAGCCTATTCAGTTTTTGCCTAGATCAAAAAAGGACAAGGACTGGGCAGCTTGGTGTCTAGACTGGTTGGAATGGCAAGGACTTAAAATGGTCCGCAGAAATGCCAGGAGATTGATGAAGAATTATAAACTGGCAAAAGGTCTCATTGATAGAACTGACTATGTAATTGAAGAGGATAATGAATACGCAGATTTAATTGATACTCTAACAAAAGAGGATGCATCTGCACTAGAACTTAAGTTCTATCCTATTATCCCTAATGTAATTAATACTCTTACTGCAGAATTTTCTAAAAGATCAACCCGTGTAACCTATTCTGCGGTAGATGAGTATTCATATAATGAAATGCTAGAACTCAAAAAGTCACAGGTTGAACAAGTACTTGTGTATGAGGCTAGACAGAAGGTAAATATGAAAATGATGGAGATGGGTGTAGACCCTGAATCAGAAGAGTTTCAGCAGGCTACTTCTCCAGAAAATCTCAAGTCTCTTCCTGAGATTGAAGCATTCTTTCAGAAGGATTACCGCTCTATGGTAGAACAATGGGCTGAACATCAGCACAGAGTAGATGTGGAAAGATTTGGAATGGATGAGCTTGAGGAGAGAGGTTTTAGAGATTTGCTTATTACAGATAGAGAGTTCTGGCATTTTAAAATGCTTGAGGATGATTATGAAGTAGAACTCTGGAATCCTGTAATGACCTTTTATCAAAAGTCACCAGAAAGAAGATATATATCAGACTCAAACTGGGTTGGTAAATATGATATGATGACTGTAGCTGATGTCATTGACAAGTATGGATGGTTGATGACTGAGGAGCAAATGGCATCTATAGAACTTATTTATCCAGTAAGATCTGCAGGTTACCCAATCCAGGGTTATCAGAATGACGGTAGCTACTATGATGGCACCAAGTCACATGAGTGGAATACTAATATGCCATCACTTGGTTACAGACAGTTTACCTCTATGTGGGATAGTGCTGTATATGGCGGTGATATTGTAAACTGGATTATGATGGAGAATGAGGACTACCTGGATATGGGTATGTCTAACCTTCTTCGTGTTACTACGGTATATTGGAAGTCACAAAGAAAAGTGGGTCACCTTACTAGAATCACAGAATCAGGTGAAGTCATCTCTATGATTGTAGATGAGGACTACAAAGTGACGGAAAAACCTGAGTATGCTACTACTCTGCAGGCTAATAAGAATAAATACAACCTAGTATTTGGTGAGCACATTGACTGGATTTGGATTAACCAAGTTTGGGGTGGTGTAAAGGTTGGTCCTAACAGACCTACTTTCTGGGGTACTAATAACCCTGGTGGTATTACCCCTATCTACTTAGGTATTAACCAGAACCACATTGGACCACTTAAGTTCCAGTTTAAAGGTGACAACTCCCTGTATGGTTGTAAGCTTCCTGTAGAGGGTTCTATATTCTCTGATAGAAATACTTATTCAAGGTCACTTGTAGACCTGATGAAGCCATTCCAGATTGCCTATAATATTGTAAACAATCAGATTGCGGATATCCTTGTAGATGAACTAGGTACTGTGATCATGCTTGACCAGAACTCTTTACCTAGACATTCTTTAGGTGAAGACTGGGGAAAAGGTAACTTTGCCAAGGCTTATGTGGCAATGAAGAACTTCCAGATGCTTCCTCTGGATACCTCTATTACCAATACTGAGAATGCCCTAAACTTTAACCACTTCCAGAAACTGGATATGTCACAGACTGAGCGTCTGATGTCAAGGATTCAGTTGTCTCAGTACTTTAAGCAACAGGCATTTGAGATCATAGGTATTACTCCACAAAGACTTGGTCAGGAGATATCTAGACAAACAGCTACAGGTATAGAGCAATCTATCAATGCTAGTTACGCTCAGACTGAAACTTACTTTATTCAGCACTGTGATTATCTCATGCCTAGGGTTCATCAAATGAGAACTGACCTAGCTCAGTACTATCATTCTACAAAAGCTTCTACAAGGCTTAATTATATCACTACCCTAGATGAGAAAAAGAACTTTGAAATCAATGGCACAGACATGTTGCTCAGGGATCTCAACATTTTTGCAACCACTAAAGCAAATCAGCGGGCTATTCTTGAACAGCTTAAGCAGCTTGCTATCAGCAATAATACTAGTGGTGCTAGTATCTTTGATCTCGGTAACATTATTAAGTCTGATTCTATTGCCGAGGTTAGTCACATACTTAAAAAATCTGAGCAAAAAGCTGAGATGATTCGTCAGCAAGACATGCAGCAACAACAACAAATGCAGGAACAAGCTCTTCAAGCTCAAGCAGAACAAGAACAAGCTAAGAGAGACTTTGAAGCTTCTGAAAATGAAAAGGATAGACAGAAGGATATTGTTGAGGCTCAGATTAGATCGGCTGGTTATGGCGCTATGCAAGACATCAATGCTAACGCTCAATCTGATTATCTTGACTTCTTGGATAAAATGAAGCAGTCAGATGAGTATCAGCAAGCTATCAATGTTGATATGATGAAGGAGAATAATAGAACCATGCAAGCAAGAGAAAAGAATGCTATTGAAAAAGAAAAGCTTCAGACTCAAAAAGACATAGCAGCTACCCAACTTCAGATAGCAAGAGAGAATAAAAACAAGTATGATCTAGCTAAGAAAAACAAAGAGAATGAGAAGAAACCCAAGAAGTAGCTATAGGATGCGCTTTATTTCCTGAAAGCAAAAAATTTTTAAAGTTTAGGATATTACTTTTGCTTATATTACTAGTGTAGATTAATAACAAAACCAACAAAACATGAGCACAGAAACAACACAAGAAACAACTACGGTTGAACAAGTTGATATTGATTTAGACAATATTCTAGGAACTCCGGGTGCAGAAAGTATAATGCTTCCAGAAGATAAAAAGCCTAGCATGTTTTCTAAGGGAAATATTGACACCTCGTTCCTTGACAAGCCTGAAAACTCTGATGATAAAGAGGATAAACCATCTGCTAGTTTTGATGATGTATTAAAGGATGTAGATCCTGCAGATGCATCACTAGGATCAGAAGTAGATGATGAGCCTAAGAAAACTCCAGGTAGAGCTAAAGTTGCAAAGGATGGTACAGTAGAGCTTGTAAAAAAGCTTATTGATGCTGGCAAGATTATTCCTTTTGATGATGAAAAGCCTATTGATGAGTACACTCTAAATGACTTTGAAGAACTCTTGGATGCTAACTTTAGTGAAAGAGAAGCCAAAGTTAGAGAGTCAACCCCAGCAGAATTTTTCCAATCACTTCCTGAAGAACTTCAAGTAGCAGCTAAGTATGTATCTGATGGAGGACAGGATCTTAAAGGTCTGTTCAAAGTTCTTTCTCAAGTAGAAGAAACATTTGAGCTTGATCCTTCTGAACCTAGCCACCAGGAAAAGATTGTAAGAGAATATCTTACAGCTACAAACTTTGGTACAGCTGAAGACATTGAAGAAGAGATTGATAGCTGGAAAGATAGAGGTGATCTAGAAGCTAAAGCTAATAAGTTTAAGCCAAAACTGGATCAAATGCAAGCTCAGGTTGTACAGCAAAAGTTGGCACAGCAAGAGCAAATGCGCCAAAGACAAGCTCAGCAAGCTCAGCAGTACATGCAGAATGTGTATGATACACTGAAGCCCGGAGAATTAAATGGAGTTAAATTAGATAGAAAAACACAAGAACTTCTATACACTGGTTTAATTCAACCTCAGTATCCATCCGTAAGCGGTAGACCAACTAACCTGTTGGGACACCTACTAGAGAAATATCAGTATGTAGAACCTAATCATGGTTTGATTGCTGAGGCACTTTGGTTACTTGCAGATCCAGATGCCTATAAAAATAAGATCAGAGAACAGGGTCAAAAAGAAACAGTAGAAAAAACAGCAAGAATGCTGAAAACTGAAGAAGCTAGAAAATCTAGCAGCTCTCCAGTTGTAGAACAAGAAGAAGTGAAACAAAGAAGTATAAAGAGAAGTAACAACTTTTTTAAGCGATAATTAACCTTTAATTTTTAAATCATAATTTATTATGTCAACTCCAGTTTTAAACAATGGTATATTTCTACGGGATACCAACTACGCAGCTAGTTCACACGTAGATTCTTACCACTTGGTTAACATGCTGAAGAATGCAGAGCCAATGGACATGGGTCCAGTGGATTTGTGGGCAATGGCTCAAAAAGTCGAGATGCCACTTTATCAGATGTCTAGCTTTGGTGGAAAGAATGTTATTAATGTAGATAATGCTAGAGGTGAGTACAAGTGGCAGACTCCAGTTGTACAGGACCTTCCTTACATTATTGATGACATTGAACCAGATAATATCACTAAGGGTATTGATGGTACAACCTTCAAAATTAAACTTTCACGCAGAGAATTTGGTCATGGTGATATCATCACTTATGACAAGTACAATGGTGTGGAAATGTACGTAGCACCTGATCAGGATATTCTTCCTGCTGGTGATGGCTTTATTTACACTGTACAGCTTGTAAATAATGACAGCTCTGCTTTCTTGACCAATGACTATTTGGTTCCGGGTACCAAAATCTTCCGTAAGGGTTCTGCTCGCGGAGAGTATGGTGAAAGATTCTCTGATATTCAGATTCAGTCTGGCTACCGCGAGTTCTATAACTTCGTAGGTGGTGCTGAAGCTCACGTACACTACTCTGTATCTAGCCGTGCTGATCTTATGATCAAGGGTGGTATGAATGCAGATGGCACTGTACCTGTAACTGAAATCTGGAGAAACTTTGACCAGAACATGGATCCATCTATCACTAACCTTGAGAACATGGTTAGCCGTATGGGTAAGGATTATGTTAAGAAGGCTATGAGCAATGGTTCACTTTCTCGTACTTTCTTGACCACAATGGAAGCAGCTCACTTGAGCAAAGTTGCAAGTGACATTGAAACTTACTTGATGTGGGGACAAGGTGGTAGAGTACGTCAGGATGGTCCAGATGATGTAAGATTGTCTGTGGGTCTTTGGAAGCAGCTTGACAACTCATTCAAGCGCGTATACAACAAGTCTGGTTTCAACTTGGATTTGTTCCGCTCTGAAATCTATAACTTCTATGCTGGTAAGGTTGAGTTCAAGGGTCCAGATCCTAAGCGTCAACTGATTGTACAAACCGGTATGGGTGGTATGAGAATGATCAATGAGGCTATTAAGAAAGAAGCTGTAAACTCTGGTCTTCAGATTATGGCTGCTGATAACAATGGTATCGGTGCTATCACTGGTAAGGGAATGGATCTGAACTTCGGATTTGCATTCACTTCTTATGTGA